GAAAAAGGGAGTGACAGTATCTCGCGTAAAACAGTACCAGCCGTAGCTGCTAACGTCCACGCAAAAGTATCAACTATCGTCTCCCTCGCATACAAAGAAGCAATGCTGGTTTCATCCTCACCAAGACCACCACCGATCCGTGGATCAATCGTCGTAGAGTTGTTATTATACAACGCGACAATATCTCCAGTATCATAGCCGTCAACATTAGCAAGATTATTAATTGACCTCAACACCATCGGCATAGGTTCTAAAGGTTTACTCTCTCTAGTAAAACCAAAATAATCAGCTATAGTCGACACACTAGCTAAACCAGCAGCAGCAGAAGCAGCAAAGGGCGCTAAGAAAGGAACTGCAGTCCCAATCATCGCAGCAGCCCCAGCCAACTTAGCTGATCCCTTAGAGATCGCCTTCGACTCCTTAAGGGCAACGACGTTCTTCATCATCGACCCCTTAAAATCCGGTTTCTTCCCTTTCCCACTCTGCATAGTGGGCCAGCCCAGCTCATAACCAGGCATCATACGCGCATAAATATTATATGTTCCCGAAATAACATCAGTATTCATCGCATTCCGTATTGGCTGCAGTGGCCACAAACACAACCTCCATGGCCAGACCGTAGTGCCACCTATGGTTCCGGCATCCAACGCGAAAACCCAAGGCAAAGTCAACCTAACGGTAGTGCTCTTAGTAATGTCAATAACACAATGGATATCCTGAAAGGACGTCCAAACGTTATCAGCATAAGCACCACCTATCTCCACAGCAGTCCCCGTAGATCCACCTTCACACAATGCCTGCAAGTTGTAAAGTCCATAAGCATTGGAAGGAACAGTGAGAGTCATTACAACTTCAATATCCGTCCGCAGCCAAGTAAACTCTTTCAACTTACCAGCTATATACGTATTGGCCAAAAACAAACCAATCGGGTCAAACGTCGAACCCAACAAGTTAAAATAAGGAGTATCCGTAGCCTGAAGCAACCCAGTCGCAATCCTGGTGCTTCGCGTCAAGAAGTTCGATAAATCCATAGGGTGGCTAGCCATCA